TCTGCTATGGGATCGACATGGATACAGCGATTGAAACAGTATGGTGTACTGCCTATCAACCAAGCGATCCAATCTGTCAAAACTACAGTACTTGCAGCGATCAAACAGAACAAAGATCAGTTGCTTGTACAGATCCAAACACTACTGGTCTCGTTAATGAAAGTCGTGTCTATACTTGTAGTACTGACTCTTGGAGTGATTGGACTGTTAGTTCAAATAATTGTGTGGATATACCACAGACTTGTTTTGAGTCTGTCGAAGAAAGGACAGTAGAATGTCTAGATGGTTATACAGGATCAATCTTAGAGCAAAGGCAAACGACTTGTTCGACAATTTATTCAGCACCAGTGACTGGACCTTGGATTACGCTGAAGGATTCATGTATCCTAAAAGCAACAGATCCAACAAGTGTGGAATCACCATTGAACCCTGCAAGTCCGTTATCAATGGATCAGCAACCCTTAGACCAAGTTGGGACTACTTCAGAGATGACAACAACACCAAGTCCAGTGACAACAAAACCACTGACGACTCAACAGGAAGTGATGGATCAGACAATGCCAGTAGAGACAGTCAAGTCAGAACCATCGAAAAAGAAAGAAGAAGTAAAAACAAAACAAAAGATAGAAGTAAAAAAGAATCAAGAATTAGTACCTGGGTTTGGGATTGCTATTAGTTTTGATTTGATAGAACAACCAGTTTTAATGCAACAGCAACAACTCGTTAACATATTAGACTTACAACAGGAACAAGACTATGCAAGAGAACAAAACCTTCTCATTGACCTTATCCAATCAGATGATTATTCGTTTGCTTTTGGTGAGTTTGCCGATTCTCGGTGGAGGGGCTTACTACACGATAACCCTCTACAACAAGATGCTTTCGGTGATTAATAAGTTTGATGCTACTAAAGTACAGCTATTAGAAGAAAAGATAGCAGTACAACAAGAACGTTACTTGGAGTTAATGACAAATAATGTTAAGTTACAAGACAAGACAAGTGATGCTTATGTGTTGGCTAAAGAAGCAAGTGCCATATCAAAGTCGACACAAAGAGAGATGGAAGCGAATCTCAGCTCGATTAAGAGCGAAGTCGAAACGGAGCTTGAGGCTCTTACAGAAAAGATGAACGCTTTGAAAAAAGCAACAACTAATCCATTAGGGAGATAAATATGTTAGCAGCATTATTACCTGCCGTTACAGAGATAGCAGGAAAGTTTATAGAAGACAAAGATCAAAAGAATAAACTAGCTCATGAGATTGCTACACTAGCAGAAAAACAAGCACATGAACTAGCTAAAGGTCAATTAGAAATACTAAAAGCTGATGCTAAAGGTAACTGGTTTCAAGCATCATGGAGACCATTAATAGGATGGGTAGGTGGATTATCACTAGCTATTAACTATCTTATTAGTCCAATCTGTGCAGGATTTGGTATTCATGTGCCACAGGCAGATATGTCAGTAATGATGCCATTAATTATTTCTATGCTTGGTATTGGTGGTATGCGTTCATACGACAAAGTGAAGAAAACAGATTCAAGGCATACTAAATGAGATTAACAGACCATTTTACATTAGATGAGTTAATTCATTCTGAAACAGCTACTCGTAATGGTATTGATAATGAACCTCACAACGAAACTATTTATGAAAACTTAGAGAAACTAGCAGAAGGATTAGAACATGTCAGATCTTTACTTGGTCATCCTATACTTATTAGCAGTGGATATCGTTGCTTGCAGCTTAATAATTTACTCGGTTCTAAGCCGTCCTCAGCACACACAGAGGGTTTGGCGGCTGACTTTATATGCCCTAGCTATGGAACACCACATCAAATTATCGAAGCAATCGTTAATAGCGACATACAATACGACCAAGTCATAGTAGAGTATGGACGTTGGATTCATATGTCGTTTGCTTCTACAATGAGACGACAGAATTTAATTATCGACAAAGAAGGGACTAGACTGTATGGCAAAGAAGAAAGATCCTAAGCTCGTAAGAGCAGGAGTATCAGGTTACAACAAACCTAAACGTACTCCATCACATCCTAAGAAGTCTCATGTAGTAGTAGCTAAGGTTGGTGATAAAACTAAACTAATACGCTTTGGTCAACAAGGTGTAAAGGGAGCAGGTAAGAATCCTACATCTGCTAAAGACAAAGCACGTAAGAAATCTTATTATGCTAGACACAATGCTCAAGACTCTAGTCCTAGTAAGTTAAGTGCAAGATACTGGAGTCATAAAGTAAAATGGTAGCTACTAAAAAGAAAAGCACAGTAAACAAAGCAGGTAACTATACTAAACCTACTATGCGTAAACGTCTCTTTGAAAAGATTAAAGCAGGTAGTAAAGGTGGTAAACCTGGTCAATGGTCTGCTCGTAAAGCACAATTGTTAGCGAGTGAATATAAAAAGAAAGGTGGGGGATACAAGTAATGAAAACAAAGAAACCTAAAGGTATGGCATTAACTAAAAAACAAAAAACACTTCCTGCTGCGTTGCAGAAAAAGATTATGAACTCTAAAAAGAAAAAGAAAAAGTAATGGCATTAGCTAAATCTCAAAAGAGTTTAAAAGCTTGGACTAAACAGAAGTGGAGAACTTCTGATGGTAAACCAAGTAAAGGTAAGAAAAGATACTTACCTGATGCAGCATGGAAAGCATTAAGTCCTGCTGAAAAGAAAGCTACTAATGCTGCTAAAGCTAAAGGTAATGCTAAAGGTAAACAACACGTAGCACAGCCTAAAAAAGTAGCAAAGAAAACAGCTCGATATAGAAAGAAATAATATGAGTAAAGGTAGTCAACAGAGACCTACAGATAAAAAGAAGTTTGATGAAAACTACGACAGGATCTTTGGTAAAAAGAAATGAGTCAAATAGATCAAATTAGAGAAGCAGCAGAAGAAGATCTGTTGACTTTTATACGACTTGTTGCACCTCATCTAATGCTCGGTGCTATACATGAAGAACTTATTTCATGGTGGCAACGACAAGATGCTAAGGAAAACCAATTAGTATTATTACCACGTGGTCATATGAAGTCAAAGCTAATTGCTTATAGAACTGCATGGTGGTTAACTAAACATCCTGAGACTACAATATTATATGTATCAGCTACGGCTGATCTAGCAGAAAAGCAGTTATACGCTATTAAGAATATTATAGATAGTCCAATATATAGACGTTATTGGAAAGAAATGATACATGAGGAAGAAGGTAAACGAGAAAAATGGGCAGTAGCTGAAATAGCTGTTGATCATCCTAAACGTAAACTAGAGGGTATACGAGATGCTAGTGTTAAAGCAGTTGGGCTTACCAGTAATACTACTGGCTTCCACGCTGATGTTGTGGTGCTTGATGATATCGTTGTGCCAGGTAATGCTTATACTGGTGAAGGACGAGAAAAGGTTGCGTCAGCTTACAGCCAATTGGCTTCCATTGAAAACCCTGGTGCTTATGAGTGGGTTGTTGGGACTCGTTATCATCCTCGAGATATTTATGACACAATGGTAAACATGAAAGAAGCTATCTTTAATGATGAAGGAGAAGCTGAAGAAGATGAACCAGTGTATGAGTTATTTCAACGTGTAGTAGAAACTGATGGTGAGTTTCTTTGGGCTAAACAACAACGTTCTGATGGTAAAGCATTTGGATTTGATGCTAAAGAACTAGCAAGGATTAAAGCTAAATATATTGATCAGACACAGTTTTATGCTCAATACTATAATGATCCTAATAGTAAAGAAACTGCAAACATAGCAGCAGATGCGTTTCAGTATTATGATCGTTCTATACTACGTAACCAAGAAGGTGACTGGTATGTCAGAGATAGACGTTTAAATATTTATGCTGCAATTGACTTTGCTTTTAGTTTACGTAAACGTGCTGACTATACAGCTCTTGTTGTTATCGGTGTAGATAATCAAGCAAACTATTATGTATTAGACATTGATCGTTTTAAAACAGATAAGATTGTTCAATACTATGATCACATTCTTCGTTCTTGGGAGAAGTGGGGATTTAGAAAACTACGAGCAGAGATTACAGTAGCACAACAATTAATTGTAAAAGAGTTAAAGGATAGCTACCTAAGACCAAATGGTATACCTTTAGCAATTGATGAGTTTAGACCTACACGACACATGGGTGATAAACGACAACGTATTAATGCTGTATTAGAACCAAAGTATGATAACAAACAAATATGGCATTACAAAGGTGGTAATTGTCAGCCTTTAGAAGAAGAATTAGTTATGACACATCCACCTCATGATGATATTAAAGATGCACTAGCTAATGCAATTGCAATAGCAATAACACCTAAAGCTAGGGGAAATGTGATTAACTTTAGTAATCGTATTAAAACTCACTCACGTTTTGGTGGGGTAACTTACTAGGAATAAATTATGGCAGGTAAAGTAGCAGAAATAAGAAAACTATTAGAAGGAGATGCGTTTGCTAGACAACTAGCTGCTCTTTATAATCAATGGTGGATTCAACGAAGTGATAAAGAAGATGAGTGGAGAGAACTACGTAACTACTTATTTGCAACTGATACAACAACTACATCAAACAGTAAACTACCTTGGAAGAATAAAACTACTCTTCCTAAATTAACACAGATTCGTGACAACCTACATGCTAACTACATGGATGCTTTATTTCCTAATGACAACTGGATGAAGTGGGAAGGTCATAACTTAGAAGACTCTACTAAAGGTAAACGTAAAGCTATTGAAGCTTATCTTAAAACTAAATTAAAGTCAGGTAACTTTAGAGATACTGTATCTAAATTAGTAGCAGACTATATTGATTATGGTAATGCTTTTGCAGAAGTAGAATATGTAAACGAAACATTTACAGATACAGTAACAGGTGAAGAAATGATCAAGTATCGTGGTCCACGTCTCAAACGTATATCACCATTTGACATGATCTTTAATCCTACTGCTCCTAGTTTTGAAGAGTCACC